GCGACATTGCTCGGCGCATTGATGATCTTGATATTACCAAAGCCAATGGGCTGTGTGTTCTCTAGCCACGCAAACTCACCTTCGCCAATGGCGGTACGGTTTGCCGTGACATTGATGCCCTTGAAGTCCTTACTTACGAAATAAGACTTCTTCTGCTCTAACGCTGCCATTTAGTACCCCGACTGATAGACGGAGGGCAAGCGCCGTGTAAAGGTGCTGTTTAAGGCTCCAATAACTTGTTTGGTGTATTCCTGCTTGAAGATTTCCGACTCACCGTAGCTCTGCTCTTGGTACTTGGCCTTGTGTGCCGCAAAGTACGCTACAGCCTCCGTAAAGGGCGTAGGAATGTCGTTTTCAGTGTCCGTGGTATTAACCAAGGCAGTCGGCAAAACCACCGTATCAAGCTCTAATTCGTAGGCTTGGTCAGGCTTAGGGCCAATGTAAATGGTCTTGACACCATAGATGGAGAAGCCAATCGGCCTGCCGTTGTAGTTTTGCCAGAATCGTAACTGAGCATTGAAGTCCGTCCACGCCATGTAGTACATGGGCCAACGGGAATCACCCCAGTAAAGGTTGATGTTCAGTACATCAATGGTATTAACGCCCTGCGGTAAGGCGCTGTAGCTAATTGTTTCTTGCCCCACCGACATGGTGTAGGACTGAATAACCCGCTTACACCCAGAGTCTTGTACAACGTGTGTACGGGCATCGTTGACGTAGGCAGTTATCTCTGCGGTAGTCCAGAAGTTCCCATTAACGTCATGCAAGAGTCGCCGGGTTTCGACGATGTAATCGTTTAGAGTAGGCATACATGCTCATAATCAATGGGCATGGACTTTGGCTGCGCTTCTGCCTTTTGCTTTTGGCTCGGGCATCGGCGCAGCTACTCGCTCCACCACCGGGGCTGACAAGTGGACTTTCTTGCTTGGTTCGCTGGCAAACACGACTTGCGACATGCGCTCTTTTGCACGAGGCAAGTCGGTGTTCATTTTCATCCAGCCAAGCCGAACAAAATACGGTTCTTTGTTGTCAACGCCATAACCAAAAATATGCTTTGCCGCATCCTCGGAAATCTCCACTTCCTTGTTGGTATCAAACGTGTACTCCACGTTTTCAAACCGACCCGTGAAAGGAATACCCCGATTCGTGACAAATATACTTTTGCTCATAGCGTAACAATGTCTCCGTAGATCGACACATCACAGGTAACACCCGTGGCGGCGACGTTGACGTTGAAATAAAGTGCAGATTGGGTAAAGACGTTGGCGTTTGCTGCGGCTGACAGCGTTAAGTCAACATACGCCGATGTCGTTGTGGCGTTTGTCAAAGTCTCGGTGTCAACAACATCAGTGCCTCCGGCAGAGGCGGCGGTATGTAAACCGACATCTGCGCCAGAGGCATCTGCTGAAAAGTTACTCAGCGTAACTCGACGTACAACGTACTTATTGCCATCCTGCATGGATACAATCGTGTCACCTGCCGTACCAAGGGATTGGTTTGGAAGATGACCAAGGCGCTTTAACCCAAAACCATCAGGGTATTCACGACCAACGGCATTTGCGTCCATGTAGGCCTCCTTTAAGTGTTGTAGGTGCCGGAAGCAGCTTGCTCACTGCCAACAACAACGTAAAGGGAAGTTGCAAGCTGGTTGCCAAGGTTGGAAATACGCACGTTCGTACCGTCAGCAACGATAAAGCCGCCTGTGTTATTTGCAAGCACAGTGGCAAAACCAGTACCAGCAGAGGCGTTATTCACCTGCACTGCTACGTTAGCAACGGGGTAGAAGATGTACGCACCAGCCGACACCACGGTATTGGCACCTGAAGTCAGGCCTGTAGAGCCTGCAACAAAGTACGCCGCCGTGCTGTTGGCATTGGCATCAGCAAGAAGGATTTTGTTCAATGCGAGTGACATGGTTTTTTCTCCTTAAAGCGTGAGAGAGTTGTAGCCAGCCACCTTCGTCATCGACTTAGGCTTGGTGCTAACCATTTCAGCAATCATTAGCACGGCACCGACGTAGCCGATTTGGAAATTGGGCAGAGTAGACTCAAACCCAGTGAACGCAAACGAAGCCTGCTCATGGATGTACAGAGACAGGTAGTTGGTGTTCAACAGGTAGAGCGTACCCTCGGGGCAGTAGGGGTCAGGATAGATGGGTACACCAGCAACCATCAGGGCACGGAAAGCTGCCTGTGGGCCGTTAGCGTCACCGTCAAAACCCGATCCGGGGGTAATCATGTACTGCTCTTGACCGACGTAATCTTGAGCAAGCAGCGTCCATGTACCGAAACCGCAAACGCCAAAGGTAGGCACTTCAGCGCAGTTCTTCACTGTGCCGGAGATGTACTGAAGGACGTTTTGACGGGTGGGGTTCACAGAACCAGCCGCATACTCTTTAGAAGCCCACCAAGTATAGGTAGAACGGTTGATGTTTCCGTAAGTGCCGGAAGAATCAACAGCCAAAGGCAGGCCAGTAAATTGTTGTGTATCGCTGGTGTTGGTGTACAGCGAAGTCGCCATAGCATCCATCATCACGTTGGTCGCATCGTTCATGCGAGCCTCAATAAGAGGGATGATTGCGTAGTCTTGCTGAACAGCACCTTCCATACCGAGGAACGGTACGGGAGAAACCAGCAGCTTCAGATTGAACTCGGCGTTATAAGCGCCTTGTTGCACTGAAGGTTGAGCAAAGGAGCCAGAGTAATCTGACCACTGTGCGTTGACGAACTGCGACCCTTGGACGGGCACCGTCACCGACGACACACCGCCACTGGCGGTCTGGCTGTTGGCGATCAGTGCGGCCATAAGGGGCGTAGAGTTATAAATCTGCACGACCATTTTCGGGATAAACGCACGCCGAGTAACGTAAGTTAACTCGGTGTATTGGTTGCTACCCGAGGCCGGTAAAATTCCACCGCCGATAGGCATAACGATCTCCTAAACTAAAAAGCCCCTAAAAACTAAAAAACAGAACCCTACAGCCCAATGGGTCGAGGATTCTTCCGAAATTCTGCTAATGCTTGATGTGCTGCGTCACGAGCCGCACCCACTGGATTCTTCATGTAGTCCTGAGTATTGAACTTACTCATAACAGGCTGAGGAAACTGCGAGGGTGTGGGAGTTGACGCTTGCTTCATCCATGAATGGTACTCAGCCGCCGTCTCATGGTTAGCAATGCCTTTTTCAATCATAAGTTTCTCGATTTCTGCAATGTCTTCGTCAGAGCCAGCAAGTTGCTTAGTCTTCAAAGCATTGCGGCGACGCTCAAGCTCTTCCTTCGCCTCCTTTTGACGCAAACGTGCCTCCAAGGACTCTGCCTTTTTGGTCACAGCAGCCAACGCCTCATTGGTACGCTCTTCAATTTCAATCTCAGGGATTGGAACGTCAGGACGTACCTGCTTGGTCAGTTGCAAAAACTGCTTGCGTGTCTTTGGGTCTTCAGCCAATGTCTTGGCTAAAGCGGCAAGTTCGGCTTGTGCTTCGAGTGAAAGATTTTCTAATGACATAAGTTAGCCCCTTTACTTTGTTTAGATAACCTTTTTACCGTCACCGGGCTTGCTAAGAGTCATCTTGTTCTTAGGCCCGATTTTGGCGGCATCTTTGAGTCCACCGAACGTGGCATAACGGGGAGTGTTAACAATCTGACCGTTTTGCTGAGTGTTGTCGGTGGGACGGCGAGGCGACATATTGCCCCGTGGCTTAAAAAGCTCCATATCAATCTCCTATATAGGCATGGGGGGTTGCTGAGTACCGGGTACTGGCGCTTGTGCAATTGCTCTTGCTTCAGGCGTAGCGCCACCAGCCTGCGGCAAAGTTTGAATAAGGTTCATAATCTCGGCAGGCATAAGCTCTCGTGTTGACGATTCACGCTCACCAAACTCACGAGTAATGTCACCGACGACTTTCTGAAGGGCCATGCCCTCTTCGGACTCCATGCCAAACTCTTGCAAAGCGTTTTGAAGCATGTCCAAAGCCATCATTACGTTCAGTCGTGCCTGCTCCATATTGCCTTCTTGAGGCTCAGGCGTTGTCATTGGGCTTGCCATCGGTGCAGTCATGGCACCCTGCTCACTGGGAGGGGGTGTTTGCTCAGGCGTTTGACCACCTTTGAGCATTGCCATCATTTCTTTGTCTGAAACGGCCATAAAGTTACCTTTTGACTATGTTGGGTCGATTGTTGGTTAATGAAAACTATCGTGTCAACAAAAAAAGGGGTGTACGAGTGAATTTCCCCACTTACCTTTTGTTGCTTGAGCGTCCATAACCGCCTCTAGGCATAGGCCCACGTTGGGCTTGGCGGGTATAACTGATTCGACCCATGCCACTTTGCTCTTTGCTCAGTTGGCGCTCTGTCATACGAGGCTGATCGCCTCCTTTGATGTTTCCTTCGGGTTGTCCAGCAGGCATATCAAGCTCCTTCGAGGGGTAATGCAGGCTGTGGGCCTGCGGCAGGTTGCGGAATGGTGGGCGATTGAGGTGTTTCGCCGACCGTTGCTGTCTGTTTACGC